GTTTTAACGAATCATTTAATTCTGCCACGTCAACTCCTTAGTAACCTTCTTTAGCAAGTGCTAACCAATTTTTTCTCTCTCTTACTGAAAGTTCTTTTATCTCAGTAAGAGTCCAACCCCGATGCCTTTCCGACAATGCTAACCATTCAGCCATCAAAGTCGGGTAATGTGATACTTTAAAAGCGAAACAAAATCCCTAAATTAATAGGAGTTTTTACCTCACTTTCGCAGTCAGGACAAGTAACTGAGATTTCTTCAAAAACTGGTCCAATTGCGTTTTTGTTAATTGCTTCACCGATTAACCGTCTATCACTAATTCCTAAGTTTTGAATCTGAGTTTTACTTAGAATGGGTTTGTTATTAATTTTAAGGACGCAATTTTCAAGAAGAATCGTGGTTAATTCAGACATACTTTTATCTGAGTTATTCACTAGTTCTTTTTGACAATATCCCGTAGGAAGTGTTGCAATTACTTCTCCACACTTTGCATTAACAATAAAAGTAGGCTCATCTACTAGAGTCTTTACTTTGATGTCTTCATTGATGTTAACTGTAACGGGCTTAAAAGTATTACATCCGCCACAAAAACCTTGCAGTTCTGGGGTGTTACCAAAAGTTGCCTTATAAATACCTAACATGATGGCATCTCTGTCACCAGCCAACATAGCATCTAGTGCTTCTTCAGTAGCAACTTCTTTTCCAATTTTAACGGTTCCACGACTTAGTACTTGTAATAGAGCCTTTCCAAGATTCTGTGCTCTTGCAATTGCTTCTTCATCTTTCCCAGTTAATTCACGAACTTCAACTGTTGTCACGCTCTCCCCAGCAGCATTTGTAAATCCGCCAGGGAGAGTAACGTGAACATCAGAAGGAGGTGTAACTACAACGGGTTGTTTTTCTTTTTCAGGTTCAGCCATTGCTTGTGAAACCAGTTGGTTAACAAGGTCTGGATTTTCGGATGCTTTTACGGTTTGAGTAGTCATATTATTTTCCTTTAGTTAGTTAGTTACGCTGTTGGTGGTGTATCGACTGGACCTGCAGAAACAAACTTATTAGCAGAATCAAATGAAGAAAACGATGTATCGAATCCTTCGTGCACCATTGTCATTTGCTCAACTAGGAGAGAATTATCGCCAGCGTTAAGGTCTGAGTAAGCAAGTGCTGTAGGCCAGCAGTTGTAGAACTTAAAGCGCATCGCAACATCTTCAACAATATCATCAGAAGCAGTGCTTCCAGGTATTGGATGTGGGAGAACAGAAACTTCAATATCACAACGGAAGTTCTGATTGATAGTTCTGCTTCCACCATTTTGAACTGTGTAGAACATGTTCTTCATCCAGTTCCAGCCTGACTTATTTCCAATTAGTACGCCTCTTTGCAGAGTAAGCGGTTGGAAAGAGGTTTGACCAGGAATCTGGTGAACAGTCGTATTGTAGCCACCTTCACGATAAGGAATAGAGTCTGTGGTTACAGCCATTCCTGAAACTGAAGTAAAGCCCATAGTTGCTTTTGTTAAATCCGACAGGTTAGTGTCGTTTCCGTTCAATGGGGAAAAATTCACCAAAAACCTAAAGTTTCTGATTGGGTCAGTCGCAAGACTAGACCTGTTTTTATCTACAAATGCCATTTTTAGTTAGGCTCCTTTTCTTAGTTTAAGGTCTTCTGGCTAAGGTTAATAACCACGAATTCCGCAGGGTACTGCAAGGCCACACCAACTTCGATGCGAACTTCGCCACTAGCGATAGAGGCTGCAGTATTGTTTTCAGCATCGCACTTAATAAAGTACGCGTCTGCAGGAGTATTTCCACGTAATCCTCCTTGATTGCGGTATTCATTTAAGAAGGTGTTAAGGGTTGTATTAATACGACCCCACAACTGCTCATTGTTATTTTCGAATAACGCAAACTCTGTTAGGTTTTGCAAACTCTTGCGGATGTAAATAAGAGAACGACGCATATTTACATACTTGTTTGCTGTTCCGTCTTGCTTCAAAGTACGAGCACCCATTACGGATATACCTGCACCTGGAACTTGACGAATTGGATTTACAGGAAAAGAAGCAGCGTTTAACGAGTCAAGTTCTGAAGCAGTAAATGACTTATCTGTAGCAACCACTCCAGCAACATTTGCTGCTAAACCAGCAGGTGCTTTAAATGGACCAACAGTTGCATCAGTTCTTAAGTACAAACCAGCAACTGCTCCTGCAGGACCTACCTTACGTGTAGCACCTGATGCTACGCCAAGAGGGTCTGCTATTAGAAGTGAAGGATAATAAACTGCGCCATAAGTACCTGCTCCGCCAAGTGAATCAGCAGTAGTAAGTGCTTGTGCAACAGTTATACCTGATTTTACTTCTCCAATAAAGAAGTCTTTCTTAGAAAGAACAATGTAGGCTGAAATGTTAGCAGCCAATGTTGTAGCAGCACTTTCTGAAAACAGTTCATATATCCCTGGTAACCAGACTACTAGAGGTCTGTCAATTAAGTCTAGTGCTCCAGGAACACCAGTTGTAGAGCCTTCATAGTCAGTAGTAACAACAGCGTTTCCATTGCTTCCACCTGTAAATGGAACAACAGCAGTTGAAGGTGCGTTAACGTTATCATTTACTACAGCAGTAAATAGTTGTGAAACAGAGTTAATTACTGTTGATGCATAACTGTTGGATGTTGCAGTTGCAAAATCAAGGTTTTCATACTGTTCTACTAAAACATCATCAGTAACTGATGTAGATGTTCCAATAATACCTTCTTTATAGATTGCAACTGTGAACGTAGAGGGTACTGAACCACCAGAAATTTGAACACGGTAGTTATTTCCGTCAGTTCCTTTATTTTTAGCGGTTAGGGTAAGTACAGTTCCAGCACCAGAGGAACGTGGAACTACACCAGTTGCAGCAACTGCTGATTGACCGATGATTCTTTTAACGTAAAGTTCTCTTCCACCATTTTGGAAAAAGAGGGAAACAGAAAATGTTGCTGGGAATAGTGAGTTGTACCCACCAAATTGTCTTGTAAAATCGTACCAAGAATTAACTAGAGTTACCTCTGTTGGTCCTTGGGCAAATGGTGCAGCGACCATACCAGCAGCCTGTGCTGTTATGGAGTTAGTGATTGGAGCAGGGAGCAGGACTTCACTGATGTAAATTCCTGGTCTTTTATAAACTGCCATGATTTCTCCTATCTAGGTTGTTGGTAGAGGGTCCGAGTATTAGCGAGATGTTTGTTCGTAGTTGACTCCGATAGTTACCCGCCTTGGAGCAGGTTCAGAACCAATGACTTTAACTTTTTGTACCTTATAGAACTCTTCATACATATCCTGCGGAATTTCACTTGAAACACGCACAGTAATTGCATTTACAAACAGGCGTTTAGCCTGTTCTACAACATCTCGCTTTGAGACATCGAGAACATCAAGACGACGGACGGTATCGTCATTACCGATTAAAGTCGCATTACGAAACTTTAATCTTGAGTAGAGCAGTTCAGCAAGAATCTGTCTATCATGTCGAGGTTGACGTGAATACGTCGTTACCTGGTAATCAAGGTTTACTGGAATTGGGTAATCAATTTCCCAAGCCTTGTTACTAGGAAAATTTGCAGGCTCTAAATACGGAGCAGTAGTTTTATTAACCTTGCCTCTGTGTGAGCGAGCACGGTCTTCTAAGATGTCAATTAAATCAATAGTAATAAATGGATAAGTCTGGTCTCTAAGTTCAACGTCAGGTTGACCAAACCACACCTGCACGGGACGACCAATTTGTTCGTTGTTTGCTCGTTGGTCAGTTACAAGAATGCCCTTGAGTTTCTCTTTGAGCATGTTATCTTCTTCTAAAAATAAAGGACCTAATGTCATAGCACACCCCTTAAAGAAGTCTTAACGCTTTTTAAAAGAAACTTCTCTGCTTCTTCTGGTCGATTAGAGAAACGACGAATAGCACCAGTTGGTTGACGGTTAGGAGTTCCAAACTCCCAGTTATCTGCCAAGGGCTTATATTTTGCAGGGATGTTAATACTTAGGTGGTTGTTGGAATATGAGACTTTAATAGCCTCAGTAACATCAGGGTTCCAACCACTGGCTCGTGTTTCATTACGCAATTCAAGCGTCATGTACTGAGCGGTTTGACGGGCTGCTTTTAAAAATGCTGGCTTGAGTTTATTTATTTGTCTCACGGCGTGACTTCTTTGAGTTGAAAAGGAGTTTAGTTCCGACATACCCAGCCAAAAGACCAATTACAAAATTATGCTGATTATGCGGTTTAAAACCATACATACCTTTTACGAACTCATCACGCTCACTGGCAGACTGCATCTCAGCAACCTGTTCGTACCATGGTGTAGACATAGAAATCCCCTTAAAGCAGCAGTTAAATCAGCAAGTAAAACAGCAAGACCCGCATGGTTCTTACTAACACAAGGATAAAGAAAAAGCCCCCAGTCGGGGGCTTAAACTTTAATTCTTTTAAGGATTACATACCCTTTTTACGAGGTAATTGCTTCTGAGTCTTACCCTTTACGCCAGAGCCTTTTTTCATAGACTTTAACGCTTGGAAGTCTTTGCCTTCAATTTTGTTGGGGTTACCAGCAACTTTAGCAATTTGCTTTTGCTTAGGTGAGAGTTCTTTAGCCATGGGGTTACTTCTTCTTTTTTGCTTTACATGACTTGCATGTACCGCAAGTACAGGCTTTAGCAGTAGCCTTAGCCTTACCCTTACCAAATCCAGCCTGACCTTTTTTCTTCATGCATCCGCATACAGCACACATACTATTACTCGCTTTCTAATGTAGTAGCAAACCGAAGGAGGTCTTCAGCAGCAATTTTAACGAAAGGTAGGATAGATTCATGAGCATCTAACTCAGCCTTTAGGCTCCCTAAAGAAGCAATGATTTGTTCTTTAGAAAGAGCATTATCTTTTACCTGGTCTTTTAAAATTGTTATCTTTGCAGCAAGAGGGCGTAACTCTGCTAGTGCTGCAGCGTTGTGCTCATTCTCAGGAAAATTAACTAATCCCTGCACAACTAGTTCTAACTCTAGTTCTAAATTCATTTTTTGCCTTTCTTGGGGGCTGCTACTTTTTTCTTTCCTGAACCTTCAGGAACACAGTTTGGCACTTTTTTTCCGCCTTTGGTCTTCATACCTACTTGAACATAGCCCTTCCAACAAGGGTCTGCAGCAACTTTAGTCGCCATTACTTACTCCTACTCGTGTGTGGATTTTTCTTGTGCCACTCTTTTACGCCTTTGACTCCTTGAGCCACAGACTTTATTGAGCCTTGGCTTTTCTGAGTAAGGTTAATCTTATCGTATTTACCCTGCTTTGAGTTTGTGTGCTCTACTACAATGTCACCCTTTTTATTTTTGGTGACCTTATGTGAGATATGAGCCTTACGACCAGGAACTCCAATAGCAATAGTTACTGGCTTTTCTGGTTTAACAGGCTTCTTTTTCTCTGCCATTACCAAGCGGTTCTTGCTACACGCACCCAAGTGTTAGTGCCTACACATACATAAAGGTATGTTGAGTTAACAGCGATTTGTCCTATTGAACCCGCAGAAGTTGGTAATGCTGGAACAGCAACTACGCTAACACCAGCAACAAGGTTTAGAAGTTGGACGCGAGCATCTAAAGTATTAAGGGCAGCATTGAGTGGAGTATCCCAGTTGTTATCTCCACGCTGAGGAAGATTGAGAGCCAAGTGTTACTCGCTATCTAATTTCGTTGTTAGTTTTGCAAGAGCATCGCCCATTGCTGCTAACTCACGAGCACCTCGCCAAGACTGAGAATCAGCAATGTCGGTTTCGAGAACAATCTTTTGTGCTTCTAAAACTTCACGCTCTTCGTTAGTTACCATATTTTCCTTCTCCATATCCATTAAATCCGTAATACAACTCTTCGTAAGGTATCATTTCTCGCTGACCTTTTAGTGCCAAATGCTGGAATTGAGGGTCATTTACTAACTCTTCTGAGTTAACTTCTGTTAAGTCAACAGTAACTACAGCCCAATTATAGCCAAAATGTCCTCTAGGGTTAATTCGGGATGGGCTAAAGACATTCTTACGATAAACAACTCTGTCTTTTAAATGTGCTGATGGGTCTTCTAATAGGTTAGGTAAAAGTTTTTCAACATCGCCTACGTTAAGAACTAGTCTTAAAGTGTCGACTACGTAGAAGCCTCGCTCATTAAGGTCATTGCTTCCGCGAATAATTTGAGCAGTAATAGCAGGAAGACTAAACGGAGGAATCCAACGTCGACCTCCAACGTTACCTGTTCCTACATAACCTGAGTTTGAAACGTCGTAAAGAGGGTCTCTTACAGTGGCAACGTTTTCTTCATACCAATCGTTGTTCCAACGGAACCAATCAACTTCAACACCAACAGGGTGTTGTAAATCTTCTTTGATGCTTTCATACATCCGCTTTTGTTCATACTCAAGGTCAAAGCGACCCTGTAATCTACTTCCCCGCATGAACTCTCCTAAGCAGAATAGAACTCTAAATTACGTTTTAGACGTTCATCATTAGGTTCTATGTTAAGTGCTTCTTGTCCAAATGTCAGGGCATCCTCTTTAAAACCTAAGTGATAAGAAGAAATTGCTGCCATATCGTATGGTGTGTAACCCCATGCTTTAGGGTCTGTTAAGTATTCAAGTGGTCGTTGTTTGATGTCTAGTGCTCTCTTTGCCATTCGAAGGCAAGCATGCCAATCACTGATGCTGTAGTAATACTCAGATAGTTCAACTAAGGCTTCTCTAGATTCAGGGTATTCCTCTTGTGCTTTCATTAGCCATTCTTCTTTTTCAGCACCTTCAGAACAACGAGCAATGTAACGCATTGATGCAGCACGTTCTGGTTTCCAAACAGCATTTGGCAACGAAAGATGTCGTTGCAACTCTGCCTTTGCTTTGTCGCACATTCCATTGAAGTAATACTCTCTACCTAGGTAGTGTGCATTTCTATCATCGTTTGGACTTTCTGCTACAGCCATTTCTAACAAGGGGAAGTACTGACTTCTAGATTTAGTATTGTCTGGGTAGTGATGTATCTGTAAATCTGTCCATGATTGAGTCTCTTCTATCCCGTAATTTCGCATAACCTCATGCACAGGGTGTGTCCACCTGTATCCCTTACGTGAATGAATCTTATCTCCACTGTAAGTTAAACCTTCAGAACCATCTGCATTCCAAGACCATGTGTATTTATAACGGGGACGAGTAATTCCTTCAGGAACTTTCTCTAACTCTTCACGCCATCCCGCAACAAAAATTTCGTCCATATCTAATGCGATGCAATAGTCCATGTCTTTAGGGATTGCAGCAACTGCTGCATTTCGTGCATCATCAAATCTCCAAGGAACAATAGCAATTTGAACAACGTTAATTCCCAATGCTTTGGCTTTTTTAATTGTCTTATCTGTTGAACCAGTATCTGCAATGAGAAGGAAGTCTGCTTCTTTAGCAGCCTCATACCAACGCTCTACAAACTGTTCCTCATTTAACGCAATTGCATAAACAGCGATTTTTAGTTTTTTTGTAGCCATACCTGTAGCCCTTTTTCTAGCACTGTGAATTCATGAGCAGGTACGCAAGAAAGAATTGCGTCAATTGCAGGTTTAGGGTCATAGAAAGGTTCTTTACCAAGAGACCACATGTAGTCATCAAAAGCCAAAATACCGTTAGGTTTTAAACAGAGCAGAGCGTTCATACTATCTTTGAGCACTGACATGGCCCTGTGGTCGCCGTCAATGTAAATGAAGTCAAAAGAAGATACGTTCCTGCTAAAGAACTCATCACTAGTCATTTTGCGTTTATAAAGACGTTCTTCATTTTGAAACCAAAGAGTTCTTAAGTCATAGGTCTCTTCTACGCTATGCC